TTCGTGTTGCCGCCCAAATCGATCATGATGCTAATTTTAACTTTTATCGTTTCTTTGTAGTAAAAGCGTGAAACGTAATAAACCTCATCAGTCCCACCTAGCCAAGGAAACGAGTAACTGATTTCAGGGTAAGCGAATGATATTGCGTCTGTCTTTTCCTCTCCCGTTAATTCTTCTACTAACTCCCTGTATCCATCTTCAGAATAAGGGGCTAAATAAGAGCAATACTTCGCATCTGACTTGTCAATAAAGCGAGCGTTAGGATCCCAAAAAACGTTATTATTTGCCTCGTAAATTGGAATTCGCCTTATAACTTGCTCTCTGCTTCCGTTTCGGTTTGATTTGTATTCCGTTGTTAACTCCCAAGCTCCAACACCACAGACTACCGATTCTTGTAAAGCATTTTTCTTTGCTTCTTGACTGCGATTATTTCGCATATCTGAGCGATACATGCCATCAATAATATCCGCGCCGCTCTCGTCCGTGTCTTCGATTGGTTCAAAGTTAACTTGTATCGGGTTCGCGCTTAAATCAGACATGATTTGTCTTCCGGCTTTGCGAATAACGTTAAATTCACCCCTATACAATAACTGCGACTCTCCGAGTAGATTATCATCCCACTGAGTAACCCAGTAGAACACTAGATCGTCTGCCGCTCGCTCTCTGGTAACTTGGCCTCTTGTATACGCCTTGTCGTGTAGTTTAAGGATTTTTTCGTGATCTAGTGACATTATCTTCTACCCATAGCATTTAATGACCTTGGCATTCTTGGCTGAACTCTGTTAATTATACTTGACTTATCAAAAGAAATCACCGCGCTATCAAAAAGGTTAGGTGAAGGTATTTTTAATCTGGCCCCGTTTGGTAATGGAACGCCTTTCCTGAGCTCGTCTTTTGTATAAAAGCGAATAGTGCTACCCGGCTTGATTGGTGTCTTGCAAGCTTCAGCTTTTAACTTTTCTATCATCTCGGGCTTGATTGTTTCAGAATCAAAGCTTATTAGTGTGTCAGGGTCGTGATACTTGCCTTCTACTACCGCCTCCCAAGTCCTAAAAACCCGTTCAGCAAAGCTAATAATATTTTGCGACTTTTTATTATGTAATACGTCTTTATTTAGTAGTGGCTTTCCGCTGCTTTGTATGTCTGTAGTTTCAGATTTGAAAACGGCATCAGGACTGTGCATTGCGCTTGATCCCTTGTATGCGTAAATAGAGACGCGCTTCCCGTTGAATGCTTTTGACACGTTATCTCTGAGCGCAGCGCCTAGGCCATCTGCATCGTAACCAAAGGAATCGCAGCCATCTTGAATTGCTCGCTGACAGGCCAAGTCCATTTTACGGTTCCCGTTTTCCCCCTCAATCTCATCAATTCTTGTAAATACAATTCCCTGCCTAGTCACAAAACCGAAAGGATCATTTCCAACGTCTGAAGGGTCGCACGCTGATATAATTGCACCTCTTTTTTGTATTCCGAGTTTTTTATGCGCATCGATACAAGCTACAAACCAATCCTCTTTTATTACTGAATTTGCTACATCATCGTTAAACTTGCCGTGCCATATACCGTCAAATCTCGACTGTGACATAATTCCCCTGCTAACTTTTTGCCTGTCCTTGTCTAGCTCCTGCTGTAATGATTCGTCATGCATAAACCAAGGATTGTCCTCAAATGTTAGCTTGACTATCATGTGGAAATCGTCCTCATAATAACCATTCTTGTCTAGCTCAGCTTGATAAGGAATAATAAACTCTTTGCTCATCGGATCTTGACTAGAGCCAGTGTTCCACAAATACCAAAGCTCCGCGTCTTTTGTATCTCTTAATGTCGGTCCCAAAATATCAATTGTAGATTGCTTTGTTTTTTCTGCCTCTTCCATCAAGAAGTATTTAAAATCAGCTGCGCCTTTCATGTCTATAATGTTCTGCATACCGCCGAAAACAAACTTTCCTGCGTTCGCGTTTCTAATCTCCCATTTTGATGGAACAGAAATAAAACCACCTAGCCCGCTGCGGCTAATTGTAAGTTCGATACCTGCGTATATTGACTCTTTCAATGCTGTCATTCGCTCGCGCAGAGCATAAGCTTTGCACCCTGTAGAGTGTATTTGTGAAACTAAAGTGTTTTGAGCGAAACGTGTTTTCATTCCACCGCGACCACCAAAGAAACATTTATATTTTTTATGCCTAAGTATGAATGGCTCTAACTTCTCAACTAAAAGTACAGTAGGCTCTTTATCAGTAGGTTTCATATCACCTATAGTTCCCTCCCATCTACGAATGATGTTAGGGACTAATTCACCGTCTACGTTTTTAACATCGTCAATAATTCCATAGATAGTAGGCTCTAAGGTTCCACTCACTGATTGAGCAAGAGGCTTAATTTTCTTTATCTCTTTTAAGATGCTATTCATTTACACCTAGCATCTCTTTAATTTGATCAAGTTCTTTTCGTATTTCTGTTACTTCATCAATCTTTAACATCGCAGCGATTGAAGATACAAAAATATTAGCAATATCGGGAGCTATAACCCCATCACTAGCAGCCCTAATAACTTGCGCGGCTTGTTCTGCTGGCTTTGCTTTTTCGTCAAAATCGAACTCGATAAGCGGAAAAGTCGATTTAAGTGGGGGCTCGATTCTTTGTAAGACTAAAGTTAAAAGTTTCTCGTTAGGGCTAGAGTCTTCTGAGCCATCTTGCCCTAAGGCTATCATTACAACTCGCTTTAGAAATTCATGCTCACCACCTTGCACGCTATCTCGTATAGCATCTAACATAAGCGTTTTTTTGCTCTTCCCTCTTGATCTCATAGCACTACGGGACTCTGGCGTTATCTTATTTTTTGGATTTTTGTTTGCCATTCCTCAAAGTTTCCTTAAAGTTTCCTCAAATGTCTACATTAGTTAATGTATACCACCAAATTTCAAAACGCAAAAAGCCGCACATAGCGACTCATTTTTTAACCGATTTTTTCCCCTTGCATCCCCAAGCCTTGCGCCTAACTTTTACTTTTTCGGTCTTCTTTTGTCCTGAAGATCTAGCGCAGTAGTTATCCCCTCTTTTTGTGCCAGGCTTAGATATTCGTTTTCTCGTTTTCCCTTTTGAGTCTTTATATGTTGTACCGTCTGCGTATTTTTTGCTGGCCTTTTGTTTTTTTCTTTCCATCTATTGCCCTTTTCTTGATTGGTGCTCTACGTCTTTTTGTGAAATTGCTTGCTTTTTTGCTGCTTGCTTTAAAGCTCATCATGCCTATGCTCTTTCTGAATATAAGCCAATCACAAAAACGATCCCGCTGATTATGCCGCCACACAAAAGAGTGATAAGAGCAAACTTGAAATGCCTGATCAAGTCCCTGCCAGATTGTGCGGCATAATCTTTTTTTTCAAGATCTATTAAGCGGTCCTCTTGGTCTTTTTGATTTGCTTCTACTTTGTCGAACTTTTCTAGCATAAATCCAACCTTGCTTGTTAGATTTATTGTTGCTTCCGTGTTCTTGTCCATCTTCTCTAAGAGTGGATTTATCGTCACTTTTAAGATTTCTACGTCTTTTTCTAGTGATGAGATTCTTGGTTCGTTCATGATACACGCCCGCCTTAAAAATTAGTGCTACGAAGTAGACTGCGCAGACAGTCATAGTGGTTCCTGAAACAGCAATATATAAAGTGTACTTGCTAATAATATCACCACTAGTAGTATATCTGACAAACCGAAAGGAAAAAGCGACGCGCTTGAACCTTGCACTATAGAGTCAATGTAATGCAAAATTTTGTTAGAATGCAAGCTGCTAACTGAATAAAACGCCATCACCACGTTTTCTATTGTCATTAACAAAAATACAAAAGCAGTAGATTTTTGGCACACAGTAACGTCGTTACTAATGACAAAACAGGAATCAAATATGTATAAAATTGATACAAGTGGGCAAGCGGCACAAAAAAGGAAGTAAAAAGATCTTAAATAAGCTCCAGCAAACACCACTTCATTGCTATAGCCAAACGACATGGCATAATTGTCAAAGCCAAAAAAAGCAGGATAAGCTAACCATGTTAGCGCCCAATATAAAACAATAGATTGTAGCGCTAAACAGTCAATGCTATTTTTTAGCTTTCTTGATAGGCTTTTTAATGTAGCCGTTTGTTTTACATCCTGAACTTTTAACATTTCTTCGCATTTGCTTGCTCTCTCTGTGTGTTTTAGATTCATCTTTAATCATCCCATTGTCTATAAAACTAACTTTAAGCTTTCCAGATTAGGGATTCGATTTTAGATCTTATCAATTTGCAGCTATCTTTTCCAATATTGTATCCAATAATGATAAAATAAGTTGTCATTGAACTTATCCAAACTATAAGAACGCCAAAAAAATAAACTATAAATTCCATGCTCCCCCCCCCTTGCCTTTGTGCTTTTATATTTTAGTTAATGCACCAGCACAAAAACAAGGGAAGCTTCTTATTTCTTGGCACTTCCAATCATATTGCCGATCATGTAAGGCCCAAGATAAAATGCCAGGGCTGACATTGCACCCCAAAACATAACTTCGCTATTTACTATTTGCCAGTAGAAGCTTGATAGGCTCTCGTCAAACGGCCTGAACGCTGCTGTAAGAAACACAAAAAAAAGTTCTGAGTAACACCAAGCTAAAGCCAACTTTCTTCTGGTTTTGCTACGTATTGTGTTCTCGCTTAGCGTGCTTTTAACAAAGTCTGAGACATCCTGGTTCAAGTTTGCTTTGTATTTTATTTTTTCCTCATCAGTTAGATCCATGTTGCCAATCCAGCCGCCTACCTGCTCTAGTAGTCCGTTATCTTTATCAAGAATATCATTTACGGCTTTTTTTGTGTCAAATAAATTTGATAGCCATCCCATGTTCGCTCCTTAAAAATCGTAGCTACTTGATAATTTCCCAGTTCTTAGAACTTCTGCGTGTCGCTTTGCTCTTTCTGGGGTTTGTCTCGCCCATTTAGAGCTTAAGGCTTCCTCTGCTGCTTTTTCGTAGTCTTTATCCTCTAATGCTGCAATCATATTTTTAAACTTTAACAATCCAGACATGCCGAGCTGATATGCCATAGATTTGATAATATCTTGTCGATCTGAATTTAAGTTTACATACCATGCGTGTTTTATTAATGAGTTGCGGATATATTTTAGTTCCTCACTCAACCACACATAAGCAACCTCACGAGAGCAAGTAAACTTGTACATTGATAGCGAAGCGTTTTTGGGCCCAATTTTTTTACCTATCCCAATAGTCGGGTATCGCTCCGAGCAATAATACGGTTCAGCTTTATATTCTTCTTCAAACTCAAGAACCTTTTCTATCATAAAACCCCCAGTTTTTGTATTTTTTAACCTTTTTTCGTTTTACTATCGTTACGTAAGACTCCTTAACAATAGCAGCAATTAGCATGTTTCACCTGCGTGTTTCATATGTAAAGTACATTTGAGCTGTATAGTGTAAAAGATGCGTATTCTCGTGCTGTGTACGATCATAAGTTTCTGTTCCACTCACAACGCCCCAGTCTAGGCCATATATTCCGAACATTTCGGTGGCTTTCTCTTTCTGAAACATCGCGCCAATAGAGTGACGGTTAGTACTTGGATTAATTTTTACGTGAGTGCTAGGAGTGACTGATACCTGTTCCCATAGACGCATGTTATTAGCAGTCATATTTATTTCCTCGAATTAATAAAAAGCCCACTCACGAAAGAGAACGATTGATGTACCCGTGAGTGAGCGTGAAACTAAATTTTATCTGCGAAATACTCGCAAACATCTCGGCCGAATCCAGACTCTTTCATTAAGTCTCTAATCTTAATCTCTCGCTCGAATCCGCATAGCTCGTTATACCTCTCTATGTCTATAGTTATTTTTCCACTGATAGATTCGAACGCTTCTTTTCCTTCTGGAGTTTCTATATTTTTTCGAGTTAAATTCGTTTAGCCAATTAACTATATTTTCTTTTATTGACTCTCCAGCAGCCCAAGCAGCAGCATCAGCAGCATCAGCAGCCCAAGCAGCATGATCAGCAGCACGAGCAGTAGAAGCAGCAGCACGAGCGCACGAGCAGCATCAGCAGCAGCAAGAGCAGCACGAGCAGAAGCAGAAGCAGCAGCACGAGCATCATCTTTAGCAAAAATAACAAAAGATTTGCATGCTTTCTTGTTTTCTTCAGTTTTTGATTCTATCCATTTTTTAGCGGCTTCAATTGCCAACCTTGGACCTTTACTTAAATTGTATTTTTCGTAAATATCGATAACTAATTCAGCGCAATAAACTGCAAATCTAACTTTATCTACATGACTAAAATCTGATATGCATTCTTCAACATTCGAATAGTTAAAGTTTTCTACTGTCATTTCAGTTTTTATGTTCATAGTATCCCAACTCTCTCGCATTGCTTGACGAACTTTTTATTTCTAGATGTTACTTTCCCGTTGAGTTTCTTAGACTCTTTATTGTATCGATCAGCTATCTCCCATATTCTCCCCTTGTTTGTGTATTGGTCTACGTTACCACCTAAAAATTCTTTATTTACCATTATTTTTATTCCTTCTATTTAATAGTTCTTTGCATTTTTTTGTATGAAAGCCCAATATAATTTTATAGCTCTATAACTTCACTTTCATGCGCTTTTATCTCAACTTCGACACCTTAAATGGCTCTGTGTATTTTCTGATGCTGCGGCTTATCACAGAAATCACAGATCCAATGTACTTCTACTTTCTTGTGCATTAGTCGAGTTTCCCCATTTTCTCGCGCTGCTTCTCTGGCGTAAGAGTTTTTTCAGTCGTTACACCTTTAGTGCGTTTTCGAGCTGAGCACTCTATTCGATCAAGCTTTTCTTTCAAATGTTCAAATGTTTCTTCTATAAGCTTTTTATTATCTCTAGTTTTAAGCTCAACGTTAACCGCTTTTGATAGTTCACTTAGTGTTTGTGTGTCCATGACACCCCCCCTTTAGTTGATGAATTAAATTTAAACAAAAAATTAAAAATAGTCAATATAATTCACTATTATTTTTTTTAGTTTTATCTATTGATTTACTAAAATGGAACTGATAAATTAAGCCACATAAAGGAGGCAACATGAAACCGTCAGAAAAAGCAAAAAAGCTTGGTTTCAAGTCACTAAAGCAAGTGGCAAAGATTCTAGGTGTAACTGAGCAAACAGTTTTTAAAAAAGCAAAAAATAATAAAGAGTTCGACAACTTACTTGTTGGAGCAAAACTAAAGTTATCACTTGCGCAAATTGATTTTTATCGTGATTGCTCAGCAAGAGAAAGCATAACTTTTGAAGAATGGTTGTCTAAAGAGGATTTTTAACATGAAACTATCAAACGAGACTGGCGAATTGTTCAAGGCTTTCGCTAAATTTCAAGGTGAATTAGATAACGCAACTAAAAATTTAATCAATCCGGGCGTCAAGAATAAGTACGCTGACTTAGCGCAATGCATTAACACAGCAAAACCTGTACTTGCCTCCAATGGCCTTGGTGTAACGCAGATGATAGGTTGCTCGAATGATGGAAAGCAAACGCTTATAACAATGATGACTCACGAATCTGGTCAATATATGTCTAGTGAATTTCTTTTAGTTGATGCAATGCTTCAGGGCCAAGCTGGCAAGAACCCTCCACAGGTTTTAGGCTCAGCAATTACTTATCAACGTAGATATGCTTTTGCTGCAATTATCGGAATGGCTCAGCAAGATGATGACGGAAATAGTGTGACGCCAACTAGCCAGCATCAACCACAACAACATCAACCACAACAGCAAAAGCCATCTAGTAGTGAAACCCTAAAAATATTCACTGCCTTGATCGGCTCTTGTACTACCACACAAGCATGTAATCAAGCTAAAGAGAAATTCTTTGTGCAGTATGGCAAAGGATGCATGAATACAGATGATTTAGATAAGGCCAAAGCAGTATTTAAAACACATTCAGAAGATTTAAAAACTAAAGGAGAATAACAGTGGGAATAAATGTATTTACAGCTGGCGGTCGTTTAGGTAATGACATGGATATCAGATTCACACAAAACAATAAATGTATTGGTTCATTTTCTCTACCTGTCGAGTCAGGCTGGGGAGATAACAAAAAAACAGCATGGGTAACTTGTAAGGTTTTAGGCGATAGGGCCCAAAAGCTAAGCCAGTATTTAATTAAAGGAAGCCAAGTGACTGTAAGCGGTAGCTTTCAGTTTGACGAGTGGGAGAGAGACGGTGTTAAGCACTCTAGGCCTGTTATTATTGTAAATGATTTGCAACTTCCTCCGCAAAATCAATCTCAACAACCTGTTCAGCAGCAACCACAATACAATGAACCATCAATGAATTTCGATGACGATATTATATTTTAACAATCAGACACAATACTAACTAACGGGGCTTTATGCCCCTATGGAGTGAATATGAACGTCAAAATAATGGCATTTTTTACTTGATTAACAAACGCTAACTGTTTCCGCGCTAACTTTCACGGCGATAACTTTGAAGACGCAAAAGGTATATAAAAATGAAAAAACTAACCAGAGAAGAAGTGATCTCAAGGCTAGAAGAAGCTAAACAACAGGGCAAAAGAGCAGACTTTTCCGATATGGACTTGTCAGGGCTGGACTTGTCAGGGCTTGATTTTTCATTCGATAACTTAACAGGCGCTAACTTTACAGACGCTAACTTAACAGATGCTGACTTTTACCGCGCTGACTTAACCCGCGCTAACTTAACACGCGCTAAATGTCACGACGCTGACTTAACAGATGCTAACTGTTTCCGCGCTAACTTTACAGATGCTAACTTGTACTGGGTTTACTTAACAGGCGCTGACTTAACAAATGCTAACTTAACACGCGCTAACTTTACAGAGGCTTACACAACAGGCGCTAACTTTACAGACGCTGACTTAACAGATGCTAACTTTACACGCGCTGACTGTCACCCGCGCTAACTTTGAAGACAAAAAAGGGATAGATAAATGAAAAAACTAACAAGAGAAAAAGTGATCGCAATACTGGAAGAAGCCAAACAACAGGGCAAAAGACCAGAATTTTCTTATATGAATTTTTCAGGGCTGGACTTGTCAGGGTTGGATTTTTTACGCGCTGACTTAACATGCGCTATCTTAACACGCGCTGACTTAACAAGCGCTATCTTAACACGCGCTGACTTAACTGACGCTATCTTAGGCTACGTTGACTTCACTGAAGCTAACTTAACAGGCGCTGACTTAACAAACGCTAACTTAGAAGGCGCAAAAGGTATATAAAAATGACTAACCAAGAGATTTATATTGCTGTATATGTAAATTTAAAATCGGTGCACCTATCTGCATCAAAATATAAAGAGTTTGATGATTACCTCAATTCAAATGGCATTGATGATGATATCGAGGCATATAAGGGTGGGGGTTATTATACAGTACAGCGCGATTTTAAAGTTAGAGATATATAAGGATAGGCCCTTGCGGGCCTTTTTTGAACCATATAAACAACAATTTATAGTTTTTCAAATACAAAAAAACCGCCATAACAGGAATACGGTTCTTAAGCGATTCATTGACGGGCGAATCTTCAACTTTCATAAGGAAAGTATTTTAGTGCAAGGTGACAGCCCCACACCCAACATAGATGACAGTCTACGTTGTTAGGGCGATTAGACGGTCGCCCCGTTAAGGCGATCATCGTTCAAATTCAATTAGATTTCAATAAAAAAGGTTTTTTTGTTGAAGATTTTTCATTTTGGTATATAGTGATAGTCAGAACCAAGCAAAGAGGTGTGCAATATGATGTTAAAGAATATGGCGGAATGGCGAAAAAGAGTTATTGACGAAAGCATAGAAGAAGATAAGGGCAATATATTTAGGCTTATTGCTATCTACTCCAGAGAAGTAGATGGTTTTATCGTTAATGGGAGCATTATGAATAAAAGTGGAGAATATTCTGCTGGCGTGTGGGTATCTAGCCAAAGACAGGAAAGACGAGTATTTAAGACCTTGGACGCTTTGAGAAGAGCCGCAAAGAGCGTTGATATTCAAGCTTTTGAGGTATCGGGATAAAAAACCCCGCTGCAACGGGGTAAAAAACATCACATCATAGGTAATTATATGCTAAAGGGCTGGATAAAGCTACATAGAAGACTTCTAGATCACTGGTCTGCATCTGAGCCTGAAATGCTGGCAGCATGGGTTAGATTACTTCTAGAGGCAAATCATCAAGACACAAAAAAGACATTCAATGGATCACTAATAGAAATAAAGAGAGGCCAGTTGATATTTGGATATAACGCATTTTCTGCTAAATCAGGAGTGTCAAAAAAGAAGCTAGAACGATACATGAAACTTTTTGAGGCCGAGGGAATGTTGGGGAGGCAAAGGGGAAACAAATATTCATTAATTACAATAGCTTGCTACGATTCCTATCAAGAGGAGGGAGGCAAAGGGGAAGCAGAGGGGAAGCAAAGGGGAGGCAAAGGGGAACACCGTAAGAATGTAAAGAATGTAGAGAATGTAAAGAATATATTTGATGCTAAGCGCATTATCCCTATTTGGAATTCTCTAGGATGTAAACAGCACAAGGGTTTAACACAGTCAGCATCTAACTCACTAGCTAAAACCTATGCGCATTACTGCAAAGAATCTGAGAGCCCTAAAGAGCTAAATGACTGGTTAGAGGCTTATCTAAAGAATGGATTTAAGAGATACATGACAGATCATCACAGACAACTAGATGACGGGCAATGGTCAGCAGATTTAGAGTTCGCAGTGAGATTTTCAACTTATGACAAAATTAGGAATACAAAACTGTGAATGATTATATAGAGTCCGAAAAAGCAGTAATCGGCGGATTGTTGAGAATTGGAGATCTAACTTCTGATTCATGCCAAAAAGTTTTAAGTATGGTAAAAGCTTCATCATTCGCGAGTAGGCATCATCAAATAATCTTTTCTGCGATTAAACGGTTTGCGTCTAAAGCTGAATTTGTCGATATGATAAGCCTTGACTCTGCATTGATAAAAAATGGTCAGTCAGAAGAAACTGGAGGAATTGCATATATTGCGGACCTAGAAAAATCTGCAAATGTCTCTGCCTTAATTTCGCACGCCGAAATAGTCAGAGAAAACGCTATATCTAGGGTTATTAATGCAAAACTTAACGATGCTATAGCCATGGTTAACGATCAGGACGGAAGATCAATCTATGAAAAGACTGGCGAAATCGAATCAATGATAAGCGCAATTCTTGAAAGGTCTGTTAGAAATAAAACAACCGGATTAGTTCATGCCGCTGAGATATGCGAAAAGTGGACTGATGAAATGCAAGAAAGGTTTGATAATCCTCAGGCTCAATCTGGCTATGCAACTGGAATTGTCGGACTAGACGAATTGTTGAAGCCTAAAATGGTTAGAAAAGGGTCTTTGTTTGTTGTTGGTGCTAGGCCGAAAATGGGTAAAACTGCTCTGCTTGGAAGCCTAGTGAAACAATTCGCTTTAGAGCATAAAAAAGGAACTGCCTTATTTTCTCTTGAAATGCCAAGCGATCAGATAATGGAGCGCATGATTTGCGAAAGAGCAGATATCGACGGAAAGATATTCTATGAAGGAGCTGATGACCAAGCGGACTTTTCACGAGTTTCTGTAGCGATGGGGGATTATATAAACTCAAAGCTTTATATGGACGACACGCCAGCAATTACTATTCAACACATACAAAGAGAAAGTCGCAAGCTTGCGAAAAAAGAACCTATGGGATTGATTGCCATTGATTACCTAACATTAATGGAAGCAGAGAGGGCTGATAGAAATGATCTTGCTTATGGAAAGATAACCAAGGCTTTAAAGAATTTAGCTAAAGAGCTTGACTGTGTTGTGTTGCTACTTACTCAGTTGAATAG